GGTTTTCTACTCGTGTGGTCAATACAAAGTCTTCAAACTTTAAAGCACCTTGCTTGAACATAAAGAACCAGCCGTTACTGCTCGATCCATAACCAGATCCGTCATTGTTAAACAACACTGTCTGACGACCGTAAGGGTTTGGAGTATTTTCTGTTGCAAGCTCAGTAGTCGAGTCAATGACGATTGGGACTAATTCGCACGAGTAGCTATTGTTGTTTCTTGCAGTTAACGAAAATGTTTCAACCATTGTTCGTGTGCTTGGCTGGTCAAGTTCGTAAATCTGACGTGTAGTACCATTGGCAGACATTGAACTTACAGGACGACCAATTGGATTAGATTTGTTTAATGCTTGATTTAAAATTAAAGAAAACTGTTCATTGAAATCCAAGTTCAAGGGATCGGCCCACACAATAGTTTTGCCAGCTAAGTTTGTGCCCTTGCTGTCATATAATTCTTGTGTAGTTGTTACAGAAGTAATCTTTAAGAAGCCAGTGGCTGCGCCGTTACGGAATGGCTTATAACCAAGTTGACGAGCAATACTTAATACATTGCCACGAACTTCTGCTGTTTCTAAAAATGTTTCGCGTAGGTTTAAATCTGCACGGAATGATAAGTTCTGTCCCATGAACGCCATCAAGTCAACAAGTGCAACGTACTCACTTGAACTAATAAAGTCGTTAAAGTCTTCGGGATAGTTTAATTGGATGTGCTCTAATAATGCAGCTCTTAGACTTTCAAAGTCGTACGCTTTAAAATCTGCGTTTACTAGATAACGATAATTGTTAAGCCAGCTTTCAGCGGCATTTAACTGTCCTAGGCGTCGTGTCTGGCTCATAATGTGTTCGTTCCTTTATCGTATACTAATGGTAGTAATACTTCTTCTTCTGTGGGCAAATATGTCACTATAACTTCAATGTTAAGTGCATTTGGGCCTTCGCTAATAGTTACACCTTGTAATGACCAACGCGGATCACTTTTAATAATTAACCGTACATCAGCGTCAATTAGATTGATTGTATAATCATCCAACGGTTCAAAAAGCATATCCCATACTATGCTGCCAAATTCTGGCATCATAATACGTTCGCCTTTGCGAGTATTAAAGTGGTTTAGTAAGTCTTGTTTTGCGAGGGCAAGATCGTATAGGACTGGATTTAAAAAAGTAGTCCCAATTGAGCTGTACCCGCGGAATTTTGATGTGTAACTTGGCATACACCTATTTACCAAGTTTTAATAAGCTGGGTTTTATCTTATGCCATATTAGCACTTGATGCATTGCCGGCCGCTGCTGTGCCCGGAGGATTATTGCCGCCAGTATGCGGGGAACCATACTTGTCACGCAATTGTTCTACTGTCAAGTTACTACCATATGGAACCGCTCCAGTATTTAGATAATAGCTTCTTTCCCATTGCGCCAGATGCTGTGGTGTTGGTTTTCCGTAAGTATTGTCAACTTTTGTCCCCGATTGGCCGCCGTTGCCATACGGGGTACGCCACTCACTAGAGTTGGGCAGTTGCACTTTATTGTTCTTTAAGCGAGATAAATCTCGCTTAATTCCTTCTGATTGTAGCTGTGACGGTTCCATTACTCGTGTGTCAGCATTTGGTTTTCCGGTCATTGCATATTTTGCATCGCTATTACGAACCTGAGCACTGTTATTATAGTTTGAATTTGCCCAAATTTTAGCAATGGCTTCGTTAGTGGGCTTACCGTCTGCGGTTGAAGCTGCGGCTGCAACCAAGTCTGCTGCCATTTGATCAGCTGCTGTTGGTCTGCTGTACGAGGCCATAATTAAGCCGTCAATTTGAGACTGTGTAATACAAACTGTCTTGCCTGCACTACTTTTTGCCTTTTCAAGTGCTCGCATAACTCGTGGTGTATTTTCACGATCAATAATTTGACGACTCGCCAAACGTGCTTCGGGCTCGCTTGGGCCCGCCAACAGTGCCTTCTTTAAGTTTTCATCAATTTTGCCGCCGCCACCTGGACCAAAAATATCTAAACGTATACCGTATCCAATGCTGTAACCTTGGAAGTCGCTGTACATGATACCGCAATATGCTTCGCGACTTTTTAAAACCTTAAATCCTTCGTCACTTAATACACTCTTAGTTGGTTCTGGTACACAATCAATTGCATTTGTTTCTTCTGGTGATGGCTTATCTGCATAACTTTCTGGTGATGGCGTAATTACAGGATCGTCAATCGGAGCAGAACCTGTGACTACAGTAGGCTGCTCGCCACCTTTACTGACGTGGCCGCCATATGGTTCAGCTTCGGGTACACGGCCGGCAATGCTCTTGCCAACTGTGGTGTTTGTTGCCAGACTGTTTGGTGTTGGTAAAGTTGCACGTTCTGCTGGAGGCCCGTTTAAATCAATACGCTGGCCGGTCATTTTAAATTGACTATCTGCCAAAATGTTCATGTTTTGCCCAGTGCTTAACTTCATTCCGGTTGTACCAGTTGCATTGAATACTTGGCATGCTTCTATTTCCACGTTATTTGCGGCGCCTGCATTAATATTGCTGCCAGCATCTAAGTTAATGTTATTGCCAGCGCGAAGGTTAATACTTTCTCCAGCATTTACGCTAAACGAGCCGCCTGCATAAACGTCTACGTTGCCTTCTTTATCAAGTTGCATCCAGGCATTGCCTGTTGCGTTGACAAAATAAATGAAGCCTTCGTCATTGTCCATGATAAACGTATTGCCCGAGGCTGTGCGTAATCTAATTTGACCGTTTTTAAAACCTTCGCCATCGTCGATTACTAACTGATGTTGTCCAGGTGATAAAATTCCATATGCCAAGCCAGTATGCTTGCCTTTGTTTCTAAAAGGGCCAGCATTAATGTGACCTCGACGCAAATCTTTTTCAAGACCTTGACGTCTAATTACGTTGTTTAACGGATGTGTAGGTCTGCGCTCGGGATCAGGGTCAGCGGTGTTGTATCTATTGCGTTCAGCCAATGGAACTGTTTCGCCTGCATGTGTTGTGCCCGACGCCACAGCCGGCAGCGCATGAGTGTGGCCATCGTGCGGCATGCATGCCCACCAGATGCCTTGACTCAGTTCTCCGTTAATGAAACTGCAAATGACTTGCACGTTTTTATCTGGGGGCACCATCCACATGCCGTAGCTTTGGTTTGTCTGTGCGTACTTGGTTGCGTCCTTGGCTTGTGATTCGTCCTGGGTGTTTGTTGCGCCAGCGAAAGGCGGACAATAGCGCACAGTAAACCAACTTTGCTTATTTGATTCTACTGAATTACTCAATTGCGGAATCCATACTCGTAATCTGCCTAAGCCGTCGGGATCAATGTTATCTTTTATCTTGCCAAGGAATACCCCATGCATCTTACTGCCAACTGCTGCTGCACCTCCACTTGCTCCACCTTTATTATTTGCTTGCATTTATATCCTTATTTTGTCTTTGGGTTTGCATTGTTTGGACCTGTAGCCGATGCATTACCGGGAGTCGAACCTGATGCGGTTGCAGTCTGTTTAACTTTGCCTTTCCATGGATTAGACAATGCTTCTCTTACACACGCCAACGACGTAGTAAATTTACCTTTAGTAAATTTGTTTGTTGACATTGTAATAAAATATACGCCGCTAAGTGCTTCTGCTTCACGCAATTTCATAGTATCTGTGTATGGATTATTTGTAGCAGATGGTATCTGAGCATCAAAATAAATGAACGGCTGCCACGTGTGTGTAGCAGTTTTCTTTCTCTTTTCGGCCATTTGATCTTCGGTGAGTTGTTCTTTTTCATATTCCCATACATCTTCATTCCACGGCGGCTTTCCAGGCGATCCGGGAATTTGCATTAACCAATACGGGTCTCCGACTACTTCTAAAGTTAACTTTGTCATTTCCCCGCTTCCGGCCATGTTTGCGCCAATCTGCCTATAGACTGCGTATTCGTTTGCATTAGCTGGCGCTAGTGCTCCTTGCTGGCTTTGTTGTTGGACACCCACGTTCATATGATAAAACTGTGGCATGTGTGGATACCAACCTTCTCTGGGTTTTATTTTACCAGTCTGCGGATCAAACTCTGCATCTTCTGCATACGTTGGGGCAACACGTTCTTGTTTTGCGCTGACTACTTTGGCATCATTGCATGCAATTGCCTTTCCACCTGTTGCTGCCGGAGACTTTTGTTGAGCTGTTGAGGAAGTTGCTGTGGGTGCAATTGCTTTACCTGTTGCCGAACTAACCCACAGTGGTCTAACATTACGCCACATGTTATTAAGTTTTAATTCTACATTAAGTACTTCAGAATTTTCGCCAGTGTAAATCCACCTGTAAACTTTTCGTAGCAATCCTTTTTTAATCCAATTTTGTACACGAGCATCACGCTGAAGCGGATCCTGTGCATCCTTGTACTCTTGTGGACTAATGATTGTACGTGCATCCTCTTTGGTAGTTATAAAGAAATGTAGTTCTTTAGCAGACGTGCCTAATTTAGGGTCAAATGCATACGCTTTATCTAATTCTACATCCTTTGCTCCTGGAATCACAACCACTGATCGAGGAACAATATGTATTTGGCCAGGCTTAACTTCGGGACTATTATAATCCTTTTTCTCGGGAATACGATGCAAATGTTTCATCATGTCTTCGCTATTAGCAATTTGATTCAATATAAATTGCTGCACGGTCATGCCAGGCTTGCCTTGAATCTCGCCGCGACCAATTAACATACTAAATGTTTGTCTTGACCAAAAGCCGCTCTTGACTTTTAAATTTGCAATATCTTTGTGAGCAGTAATCACATACTTGTGAGGAATACAACGAATGCCAGCCTTGACATGTTCTTCTTCGCGCAAGTTGAGTGCGTCGGAAAACTCTTTACAAAAACTTCCAATAGTCTCAGGTGACCCTACCATTCTAAAGCCGTCTTCCAGCGTATTATAATCAGTGTTTAGGACTTGTCCCGAAACTTCTACAAAGGAAAAGTCATATGTGCTACCCTTATAGTCAAGTTGCATGTTTAATTC